AGGGGCATTTTTACGATATGTTTATCTACATGAAACTGTGCTGCTTTGTCTAAGTCTTGGTCTAAATAAAATAGATTCATAACTTATACCCAGCACTTGTAAACACCACAAAGACCATCTGCATTTTCTGTTGTTCCACAGTAAATACACACTTTCTTACTTCTATCATAAGAAGTCTTTAGTTTATGGAACGAGGTAGCTCCATGCTTTGGTGTTGTTTTTCTTACTTTTAATTTTTTCATAATTTATATTATACAAAATTTAAAACCATGTGTCAAGAATTATTTTTTATTACTTACTATTTATCTTGTCTTTTGCTGTTCCAGCATACAATCCGAACCAAGCTGCACCTGCTCCAACTATAACTGAAATTAAACCAGACTGTTCAAGCGATGGGTCAGGTAACTCCATAAACCACATTGTCGCATAGTATAGTAAAAATATGTATACTGATAGAAATGCTCTTGGAAAGATTCTCCAAGCGTCTATCATATTTGATAACCATATCCATTTTTGATATGGATTTTCAGGTTCTTTTTCACTTTCTAACTTTAAGATGTCAGCTTTTAACTTGCTGTTCTCTGTTACAAGTTCCATGAACTTACTTAGGTCTATCTCAACCTCATTTCTTGACATATCTCCGCCAAATCTATCTCTATCATCTGCCATTATTTATCCTTAGCTTTTCCAATATTGATAGCTAATAAGTCTACTAACTTATAATACTTTGCTATCCACATATCGTCTTTGGGTGTTGGTGTTGATGCCGCTACCACTGAAGCGCCCATGACTAACCATGGCACTATTTTTACTATTAATATTATTCCCTGTATAAAGTCTAACATATTACTTCTCACTCTTTCGAGCTTGACGCTTTAAGCGTTTATTTAGTTTGTATATTTTATTTTCCAGTTCCTCACACCAGTCTTCTAGTTCTTCAAATCTTCCTTGGACTGTGGGATTTTTATCAAAGAACTTAGAGCCTTTCATCATGGCTCTATACTCTTTATAAAATTGCCACCACTCAGTCAGTCTTTGCAGCACTGATATCTTCTGTGGTGACCTTTCGATAATACACTACGACATCTTTTAGTTCAGTAATATATCTCTTTAGTTCTTGCATATTGTATGCCATTAATTCGTAGTCAGGAATAGTCATAGCTAAAAAGACTAACTCACCTTCCTGGTCTTCGATTACTTTAAATTGTTCTTCAAAGTTTTCAGGTGTGATTGTTAACCACCTGACTGTTTTTAAATCTATTTCACGAGGCATGATAGGTTGAACTATTGTTCTCTCTATCGGCTTTGCTTTAACCTCTAATGTCCTCGTTGGGAGGAGACTGCAGTTGGAGACCATCATCAAGCTCATCAACATCACTGCTGAGTTCCTCGATATCCTCCATGATATGTTTTGTTCCATTATTTATTTTCCTTTGCATTTCGACTGGGTCACCCATTATTTTAGCACTCAGTTCGTAGTTTCTTATAAATTCTGAATATCTATTCAGTTCTCTTTGTGCAGCTTGACTTTTTTGTGTCATTATCTGCATTTGTTCTGTTTGTAATGTAAAATCATTTTGCATTGTTTCTAGTGCTTCTTGTTGAGTAGCAACTGCTCCCTCTAATGCAAGGTTGTTTGCTTTCAAGGTTACATTCTCTTGATATAACCAATATCCACCTAGTCCTAATACTATAATAATTCCTATAAAAAATTGATTCATAATTCTTTTATCCTATAGTTAAGTCCTTCTGCACCTCTTACTTCTACTATTTCGCCTTCTTGCGTTTTGAACTTTATATATTTTTCTTGTTTTTTGTAAAACTTACTTACAATAAATGTTTGGTCGTCTGCATCTCCCCAAGTAGAATTATAACTTACCTTTAATTCGTAGTAAGTAATGAATAATCCTTTTAACCAATACCAGAATTTCTCTAAATATTGAGGGATTTGCTTTATCTTTTCATACATTTGACCAATCTTTTCCTTCAAATAGTAATGCTTCTGCTTCTCTTCTTCTAACAAGTCCTTGCAAGACTTTGCCTCCTGCCTTATTCCATCTTTTGATTTGTTCAGGCACTCCGTCATAGTCCCCTGCATTGAGAACTTTTAAAAGTGTGCTAGAATTTAGATTGCTTGGACCGAGATTGTATGTCCATGATACCAATGCATCGAACATGCACTGGTCTAGTTGATATTTGACTGCTTCTTTGACATAGTTTTCATACTCTATTAACTCTTCTTCGAGCATTTCTTCTGCCTGTTGTTTGGTTATTGTCATGCCTTCTTTCACACCTTTGATGTGTCCATAACCAATAGTCCAAACTCCTACTGCATCTTGGTAGGCTTCTAATTCACAGCCTTCGAATTTTTTGATAAGGGCTAAGCCCTCTGCTGATATTTTCATATTGTAAAACTTTCTCCACAACCGCACTGAGCAGTTTCTCTTGGACTTTGTATTTTTACATACTCATTTAGTCCTTCTTCTACCCAATCGATATTTATTTCTTCAAGATATCCTAAAGTCATTGGGTCTACAGCAATTAGGTCATAAAATACTGCATCACTTGATACACTTGGATACTCTAAATAACTTAAGTCATAAGCATATCCATTACAACCACTTGGTAACATTTGGAGTCTAACTCCCCAATAACCTTTATCCTTTACTTTTGCTCTTATTCTGTCTAGAGCTTCTGCACTTGCTATTAGCATATAATACTCCGTTTAATGATTTGTTCAATTCCTTTTGCAATTTATTTGCGTAGTCAAGTAGGTTTTTGTCTTGCTCTTCCCTAAGTTTCTTAATGCGAAGCACACTCTTACGAGTGCGCTTCGACTTAGGTCTTTGACAGTGAACTAAGATATGAGTTCTCCTACACTTGCCAATACGGCGAATGTAAAGATAGTAATAAGAAAAGCATTTCCTAACACTTCTCCTACATCATCATACTTGTTTAACTGTCTAAAACTATATACCATTTTTCTTATCATTTAATATCCAATACTTTACGATTGGAGTTCGGAGTTCTAGACAGCGCGATAGTCAATAGTCCATCTTTGAGTTCTACAAAGTCTACTTTTAAGTCTGTGTTCATAATGAACTTTCTCTCAAAAGATTTAAGACTTAAGCCTTGATGCACAAATCTTTCTGTGTCACCAAGCTTTTGTTCTTTTTTCCCCTTGATAAGTAGTTCGTTCTTTTCTTGAACCACTTCTATTTCTTCTTTCGACCAACCTGGAATAGCAACTTCTATACGGTAGTTGCCTGTTTCCACATTTTCGACTATGTTATATCTTGGATATGAAGTATCGGTATTCTGCAATAGCCAATCGTTGTTCATACCAAGCCAAAATTTACTAATATCAATCGTCATATTATATTCTCCTAATTTCCTTTTCAGTAAAACTATGCCGACCCTTTCGGTATCGACGCCAATGTGTAGAAACCATTTCTACACTTCCCTTAAATTATATCAAATTTAACACCATAAGTCAAGATAAATTTTTTGATTAGTCCTCGAAATCTATCTTGCCCTGCTCTTTCATATAGTCAAGCGTTGCGCCAATACCTTCCTTCTTTCCATACTGATAGGATAGGTAAATGCTACAAAGTAGTATTAAAATAAATGCTGTGTCTATGTCCATAATTTTTTCTCCAATTATATATTATATCAAAACTAACACCTCCTGTCAAGTAAAATTTCAAGGATACCTAAAAATATTTGTTGACAAGAGGTTATTCTTTTGATATAATATCATTATGAAACTATTAAAAAAGGGAAGCTGGACTTACAAGGAAAAAATGGTTTTGAAAGACAACTATAATAAAATGACTATAGATGAACTTTCTACTCGTTTACTTCGTACTCCGTCTAGCATTACTTCCCAAGTAAATTACCTTCGAAAACGAGGGTGGACTTTTCACAGGAGAACAGATGGATAATGTAGTAGAGTTTCCAAGAAAAAAGAAAGCAGAAGAAATAACCGAAAAACTTACTACTTCTTTACTTTTAGAAGCAAACAAATTAGGACTCGACACGAAGAATCAAGACTTCGTTTTTGATATGGCATGGACAATGAAGTTCATCAAAGCCGCTGTCGATAATCAATGTAATATTGCCAACGAACTGTGTCGTCTTACAAGAGCACAGGGGTTAGATGAGAGTAAACTGTAGAGGTATGTCTGTAGAAAAAGCAATTAGAATACTTCGTAGAAAGACAGACCGCGATGGTCTGAAACTTCGGATAAAAGAGCTTGAATTTTATGAGAAACCAACTGCTCGTAGAAAAAGATTGAAGGCAGCAGCAGTCAAAAGACAACAGAAAATAACCTCGGAACAACGCAAGTTTGAAGTCCGAAAACCGAAACATCAAAGACGAAGATGATGACACCTCACTTTTCCCACCGTTTTTACACTTCATTTTATAACTCCTTCATAGAAAAATAAAATATTTTTCCATTTCGAAGACTTAAATCTATCCTAAAAATCATACCCCTAGGAAAAAAATTTCTTGTATTTTTGATAAAGTTGTGGTATAATATTAGTAATTAATTAAGATAGTTACTACGACAATCAACGACTTATCATTATTTCAAAGTGAGCATTATCGAATGTGTAGCATTAAGCAGTGCTCGTCACGTAAGTGTAAGAGCACACCTTGTTATATAGACGATTTATGCGAATGAACTACGATACAATTTTTGTCAACCATATCACACCCAAAGAAAGTCAACTATCTTACTTCGACTTTCTTCCAATCCCAACATTTCAACCACTTAACTACAATTCTCTTTACATTTTCAAAAATTTTGTCCGACTTCTAAGTATTTTAAGTCGATTTGTTACTTACTCTTTATGGGTTTATGTTCAATTTTGGTGGGTAAAGGAACAATTTATTTCAAATTGTCCCTAGTTTATGCACACCCGCTATGACTTTTAATGGTGCGTTGCACACCCGCTTTAGTCTTGAACTATTCGTAGATTTACAACTGCTGTTGTGAATGTGATATTTTCATCTTTGAGAGTTAAGCATAGCTGGTTCTTTAGAGCTGGTTGCACTTCTGCAGCTCCAACAACTTCAAAATACTCTCCATGTTCTGCTATTATTCTTCGAAGTTTATCATTTCTAGGGAATATCTTAGCAAATCGTTTTTTGTTCACAATGCCTCCTTAATCTCTATAAATAAACCAGAAGCTCCGTTTGGATTCTCCCAGACTTCTTGAGAGTTCTCAAAACCTGTTCTTATAGTATCCACTAGAAACTTTAAATCTCTCTTTGGGGATTTCTCTAATCCTAGTATAGAATCTGCACTTATATCTAAATAACTTGCTAGTTCTTCTACTAACTCTTTTTTAGTTATTGGGTCTTCTCCTGTCTTTGTTTTATAAACAGTTTTCTTGTAAACTCCTTCACGACTTAACTTACCTATGATAGATTTTACACTCTTACCTAATTCTTCTGCTAGATTTTCTACTGTTTCTCTAGTAGGATTTTCTTCATACAACTTTGTCATGTATGCTACTTGTTCTTCTGTATAGTTTACACTCATACCAGTTCTCCTTGACTACTGTCTTGTAAAAATTGTTCTTGTTCCTTTACTATGTCATCAACCTCTTTTTGTGTTAATGACCACATCTTGCGAATTGTATTTTTCGCTTTCATAACTGTCATGCCTTTAGCTAGACAATCTTCATAATCTAAATGAATACATATTTTAGAGCCTGTTGATAACATCAGCTGCCTCCACTTGCATTGCGTCTATTATATCTTCTAATGACATTTTAGACCTATAAATTGTTTTCGTTTTCTTACTTACATTTTCAACTATCTTATCGTTATTGTTATAAGTAGTGGTCACAATCCAGTCATTTTCCTTACTTCTTTGACCATAAATCATCTTGATTTCTTTTGCCCAAGCTTCTGCTTTCAGTTTTTGACCTCGTTTTCTTACTAATTCTGTATATTGTGTCATCATTAATAACCATACCCTAGTGGGTCTTCCCACTTCATACCATTATCACATATAGCGTCAAGCTTTTCCCAGTCATACACCTTGTTCATAGTAAGTTTCACTTTCTTATGGTTAGGTTTAGCCACTTTGTAGTCTATATGTATGCCTTTACTAGCTAATTTTTTCACTTTACTAAGAAATATTTTGTAGTCTGCTTGACTTATTTCTGTTGTAAATTTTAATACTTCTACTTCTATCACTGTTTATCTCCCTAAACTTTTTAAATCCATTTCGGTTATATACTGATAACCACCTTTATTGTATGTAATGCCTACTTGTTTTTTTCGCTTTTGCACTAATTGTTGTGCCTCTTCTTCTCCACAAACTAAACATTTATCGTAGCCGAGTGCAACTCTTCCTTTCGGAATAATACTATCGCACTGTCTACACTTCATCTACTACCTCTACAAAGGGTAATACATCTTTATCTTTCATCACTTTACCACTAGATAAGTGAATATCCATCCACAGTGGGTTTCTTGGGATAACGCCACCCCACCAACCTACTGAGTATGCTCCACCGTCTTCTTTTGATACAGCGGGTGGATATGTAATTGCTGTAATGGTTGAGCCGTCCTGAGTTTTCATTCCGACAAACCAATGTCTATTTGGTTTTCTTTGCCACATATTCATTCCTTTAAAAGTAATGCTTTCAATTCAGTTAATACTTTCTCGTAAGCATTGGTTAAAACTATTATATCTTCGTTGAGAATATCAAGCTCTTCAAGAGCAATCTTCAACTCTCCCTCTATGATTTCTAAATCATTTCGGAGAGCCTCTTGTTGCTCTTGTCGGCTCTTCTCTGCTCTACTTGGAAATTTTATTATGTTATCTTTCATACTAAAACTTCGGTGTGTTGTTGAAATAAATCCACATCATCAAGCCTATTATTAATACTGCACAAACTATTTCCATACTACTTTGATACCTCTGCGTATAAGTTCGTTTAGAAACTTTACTCTGTGTTTAGGCTTTGTTCTAGGACTGTTGATAGCCTCAAACAATTCTGCCTTTGGTGTTTGTTTTAGGTAGTAATGCTTGTAGACTTTGCACTTTTGTGAATCTGTTGACATTCTTCTACCTCTTGCGTCTTTGCGATATACTCTATCACTTGGTTTAAACTTTGCTGGCACTATGCACCTCCTTCTTGTTGTTGCTTTATTACTTCAGCTGTTAATTTTTTGATTTGTTGATGAACTTGGGGTTGTGCCATTACACTACCCTCACTTGTCCGACTTTAGATTCTTCTTCCTTTGTTTCTTTAGTTTTTACTTCAGGAAAGTCTCCAAGCCAGAAACCACACTTCTCTCTGCGAGTAATTTCTTTTCTTATTGCAGCGCCGTCTTTTGATAGCTCATGTCTACGAGCATATAAGTCTTTGCTGTCTGCTGTCATAAATGTTAAGTTCATTGTTTCTCCTTTTTTATATACATATATTATACAGGAGTTTGAGAATATTGTCAAGAATTATTTTAGGGTAGGGTTAAAAATTTTGATGTGGGTGAAGTTGGGACATAAAAAAACCACTTGTTGTGTGTCGGGGTTGGTGTTTCGATTACCGTATACCACATCACAATCAAGTGGGGAAATAAATTCAACTGGATTAGTGTTTTTACTTTTTCGGTTTGTTTCGATAGAATGGAAACCTTAATAAATCATTCGCAAGTTTCTAGTGTGGACTTAATGATATCCCTATCTGCCTTATAACCAACTGTAGTAGCTAACATCTGTATCGTTGGATAGTGTTACTGCCGTAATACTAGGATTTTACTCTAGACTTGCCCTCTATCTTCTTTCCCATAAGTGTATCTCGGGTTTCTTTACGCGCTACCTCAGCGATACTAGCTAGTATCGCGATACTAGGGACTCCTCATTGTATAAAATGCGTCGAAGACTGTCCATTTGCATAAATAAAGTTGCTGTTTTTCCACGAGATTTAGGGTGTTTCTTTGAAAAACGCTGCATAAAACCAGCACCACCGTTACGCCTACATTATTAGATTGTCAAGCGGGACAGAATATTACTCGTATTCTCCGATAATCGAGGCAGTTGCTGTCGTGAACTTACATAAAACGAATACCCTACATTTTGAGCGACCTACACCATTCCGTATGTGCACAGCGCTGGCTTTACATTATAACTGTTCTCTAAACAGGTTCTACACATCTAACTGTGCGGACATTGTTGTTAACCTGAATGTCCTCTGTTATCATAAAGTCAGTTCTTTACTCTAGGTGGGGTATTCCCTCCCCTTTCTATACCAAATGCTCACATAGGAATTGATACCAGTTTACGAAAAGCGATTTGGATTTTTTATTTCTCTCTTTTTTAAATATAAGTATATTATACTTACTTTCTAACCATTTGTCAAGAAAAATTTTGAATTATTTTTCTGGGTTGGTGAGGGGTTTTCACCCCTCGTTTTCCAACTAGCCGATAGCTTCGACCATTCTTTGCAAGTCTACTTTACTTGCTTTGACTAGAGTTGGCATTTCGATACCGAAGTGTGCCTCAATTTGAGCAACAAGTTCTGCTTTGCGAACAATTGGCTCACCACTTTTAGTAGCTCTTGGTTGTGCGACATACACCCCTTCTCTACTTAACTTAGCGATAACACTTCTTGTGTTTTTGCCGAGTTCTTGGGCTAAAGCATTAACTGTTTCTCTAGTAGGATTTGCAGTATATTTTGAAACCATCTGCTCGGTTTGTTGTTGTGTGTAATTAGCTGTTGCCATCACTTTCTCCTTTCTAAATAAGTTGTTAAATAATTTTGTAAACATATGTATATTATACTAACTTTACCTGATATTGTCAATAGTCTAAAGTAAATTTTTGGTATTATTTTTACTTTGACTACCAATCAACACCGCAGGCTGCACCGCCGTAAACGACGATTAGCATTAGCACAAGCCAAGTAAGTGGGTGTTTTAGCATGAAGATTATGCACTTTTTTCTAATTGCAAAACTTTTGTCTCTGTTTTCACGCCACTTTCTGATACTGAATGTTTTTCTGTTTTTCATAATACATATATTATACAAAAAGTGAACAAATGAGTCAAGAAATAATTTACCGCGATAGCAATAAATTTACGCCCATGAGTTCGCGGGGGCGGGACGCGAAACCACCACGCTTCGCCTGTAAAATCTCGCAAAAACGCAAAAAATTTGCCGTAAACT